GTATCCCGAGTTGCCGGAGGCGTATCCGGTCATCGTGAAGCCGGCCATCAACCTGCACGGGCTGGGCTGGGGCGCGCGCCTGGCGCACACGACCGACGACATTGCCAACGCGCCCGGCTGCCTTTGGATGCCGGTCGCTGAGGGCGATCACCTGTCCGTGGACGTGACGACGCGCGGCACGGACGTTTCGGTGCGTCAGGTCGTGCGCGGCGTTCGCGGGTCGCACGTCGGCGTGTTCCGTCATTGGGAGCGCATCGAGGCTGACCCGTTCCTTGAACCGCGCATCTGGGAAATCGCCCGGCTGCTCGGCATCGGGATGCAGTACGCGGTTCCGAAATGGAACATCGAGTTTATCGGAACGACGCTCATCGAGATCCACCTTCGCGGATCTGACGAGTTCGCTCCGTTGGACGCCTTTCGCTACTGCCGGCCCATCATCAGCGACCGCTGTATCCGCCTGTCGCGCGATCAGCTTGCCGGCATCGTCGGTGATCTGCCGTGGGCGTCCTGCCTGGAGCCTGACGGATGCCCCGAGCGCGTGGGCGAGCGCTGGTATCGCTACGCCGTCGTCTACGGCGATGACCTTGATGCGCTGTACGCGGCTGGGGGTGCGCTGTGACGCTGCCGTTGATCCTGACGATCCCCGGCGTTCCGCGCGGCAAGGGCCGGCCCCGGTTCGTGAAGGCCACTGGCCGCGCCTACACGCCTGCCGACACGCTGTCTTACGAGGGCGTGATCCGCCACGAGGCGGCGCTGGAGATGCGCGGCGAGCCGCCGATTGACGGGCCGCTATCCATCGCCGTGACGGCCGTGCTGCCGATCCCGGCGTCATGGAGCCGCAAGAAGCGCGAGGCCGCTATTGCCGGGGCGCTGTGGCCGACCGGGCGCCCGGACGCCGACAATTACCTGAAGGCCGCATGCGACGCCCTGAACAGCATCGTCTACCGCGACGACAGCCAACTCGTCCGCATGGAGGCGAGCAAGTGCTACGGCGTGTCGCCGCGGCTGTCCATCACCGTGACGGGGATGAGCCATGCAGCCGATTGACGCCACCCACGCCGCGCTGCTGCGCGAGGTCCGCATCGCCCGCGAGATCGGCGGCAAACGCTACGAGCGCGCAAAGGCCGCGCTGCGCCAGTACGTGACCGACAGATTGAGGGAGAACGCCGCTTGAACGGACAGAACTTCACGCCGGAGGAACGCGAGGCCCGACTGGTCGCCATCGCCAGACACTGGGCGGATGGCCTGTCGCTGGTCGACATCGGTCTCGAAATCGGGATCGCCGGAAAGAACGTGAACGACTGGATCAAACGCGCCCGCAAGCGTGGCGACACGCGGTTCCCGATCCGCTCCAAGAAGCTGCCGCCGGTCAAGGTCGCGAAGTGGCCGCTGACGCCTGACGCGCTTGCCGCCGAGAAGGACAAGTGCACCACGATGGCCGAAATCGCGCGCCGGGTGCGGGTTCCGTCCGGCCGGATCAAGCGGATGTACTACGCGCTCAAGCGTGCCGGCGATCCGCGTTTTCAGGAGCCGTGGCCGTTGACGCCAACGGGAGGCTCCGGCAGCAAGCCGCAGCCGAAGGCCATCGCCGAACGGCCGCCTGTCGTGCGCGACACGTCCGGCCCCGTGACCATCACCAAATGCCCGGTCGGCTACGCGGCTGGCCTGTCGTGGCTTGGCGGTCCTCCGGGGGTGCCTGGCGTGCATCCGGTCGGCATCACGGACCTGCTGGGCGAACATCAGACGCCGCAGCACGTCCACCGCGCGGCCGGCGGCAATGGTTCGCAGAGGTACAACGGGCGCGGCGCAAAGCGGCTGCCCGAAAGCCAGATGGCGGCGGACAGGGTGTTGCGATGACCGATCAATCCGACTATCGCCGGTTTCTGGCCGGCAAGGCGATCCGCATTGAGCCTGTCGGGTTCGATCCTGACCGGCTATCGGAGCACTTGTTTCCGTTCCAGCGCGACGTGGTGGCGTTCCTGCTGCGGACTGGGCGCGCGGCGGCGTTCCTCGATACCGGCCTGGGCAAGACGCTGATCCAGCTCGAGTGGGCGCGCGCAGTGGTTGAGCGCACCGGCAGCAACGTGCTGGTGCTCACGCCGCTGGCCGTCGCCCGACAGACCGCCCGCGAGGCGGCGAAGTTCGGCATCGAGGCCAACGTCGCACGCGATCAGGCGTCAATCCGGCCCGGCATCAACATCGCCAACTATGAACGGCTGCACCTGCTGGACGCGGCATCGTTTGCCGGCGTCGTGCTGGACGAGAGCAGCATCCTCAAGAGTTTCGCCGGCAAAACGCGGCAGGCGCTGTGCGAGACCTTCGCGCGGACGCCGTACCGGCTGGCGTGCACGGCGACGCCGGCACCGAACGACCACACGGAAGTCGGCAACCACGCGGATTTCCTCGGCGTCATGGCGATGCGCGAGATGCTGTCGCGGTTCTTCATCAACGACACGTCGACCGCGTCACAGGAATGGCGCCTCAAGCGGCATGCCGAGACGGCGTTTTGGGACTGGATGGCGTCATGGGCGCGGATGGCGGAGAAGCCGTCCGACCTCAATTACGACGACGCCGGGTTTGACCTGCCGCCGCTGAACATCTGCCGCCATGCCGCCGTTGGAAACATCCGGCCGGCGGACGGGATGCTGTTCGCCGGAGAGATGAGCGCCACCGCGCTGCACGACGTGAAGCGGCAGACCATCAACGCCAGGGCCGACGTGGTGGCCGGACTGGTGACGGCCGAGCCGGATCAGGCGTGGGTGATTTGGTGCGACACCGACTATGAGGCCAACGCGCTGGGCAAGCGCATTCCCGGCGCCATCGACGTGCGCGGATCGCTGTCGGCTGATGCCAAGGAGGCCCGGCTGGCCGAGTTCGCCGCCAGTGCGTCCGCCAAGATCATCACCAAACCGTCGCTCGCTGGGTTCGGGCTGAACTGGCAGCACTGTGCGCGCATGGCGTTCGTCGGCCGCGGGTTCAGCTACGAGGCCTGGTATCAGGCCGTCCGCCGTTGCTGGCGGTTCGGCCAGACGCGCCCGGTCGACGTGCACATCGTCGTCGCCGAGGGCGAGGACCAGATCGGCCGCGTGATCGACCGAAAGGCCGATGACCACGCGGCGATGAAGCGCGCCATGACCCAGGCCATGCGCCGCGCGATGGGGCGATCGGCGGAACGCATGGTCGCCTACGAGGCCAACCACGAGGGGAGGATTCCGGCATGGCTTTGATCCGGTGCATGGCCGAGCGCCACGGGAATGCGTGGGCCGCCTACAACGGCGATTGCGTCGACGTGGCATCGCAGCTTCCCGACGGGTGCATCGACTTCAGCGTCTACAGCCCGCCGTTCGGCAGCCTGTTCGTCTACTCGGACAGCGCCGCAGACATGGGCAACAGCGCCAGCGACGACGAGTTCGCGCGGCACTACGCCTACCTTGTCCGCGAGAAGTTTCGGCTGACCAAGCCGGGGCGCCTGACGGCCGTCCACTGCTCCGACCTGCCGATCACGAAGTGGAAGGACGGCCACGTCGGCATCAAGGACTTCTCCGGGCAGATCATCAAGATCCACGAGGATGCCGGCTGGGTTCTGCACGGCCGTCGGACCATCTGGAAATGCCCGGTGGTCGAGATGACGCGGACCAAGCACGTCGGGCTGCTTTACAAGCAGTTGATGGCGGACAGCGCGAAATCGCGCGGCGGCATGCCGGACTATCTGCTGACCTTCGTCAAGCCGGGCGAGAACACGAACCCTGTCCGGCACACCCCTGAGAACTTCCCGCTGGCACAGTGGCAGGAGTGGGCGTCGCCGGTGTGGATGACGGTCAACCAGACGCGGGTGCTTAACGTCAAGAGCTCGCGCGAGGCCAACGACGAGCGGCACCTGTGCCCGCTCCAACTGGACGTGATCGACCGCGCGCTGATCCTGTGGAGCAACCCCGGCGACGTGGTGATGTCGCCGTTCATGGGTATCGGTTCCGAGGGCGTCCAGTCGATCCGGCACCGCCGCAAGTTCGTTGGCGTGGAACTAAAGCGGTCCTACTTCGATCAGGCCGTCCGGAACATTGAGGCCTCCGACGCATCGGCGCCGAGCTTGCTGGACGTGTTGGAGGTCGCATGATGCGCTCCCTCTGCGTCACCCGCAAGGTGCTGACCGAGTTCGGAAATATGTACATCAGCATCGACCTCGACGCGCACGGCCGCCCGGTCGGTGGTCGCATCGCCACGCCGGAAAAGGAGCCGGAATCGCAGATCACGCGGCTGGTGGAAACGCTGTCGATCGGCATGGACGACGCGCTGCGGGAAGCGGCGCACGACGCCGCATGACCATCCGCAAGGAAGTCGTCGGCGGCGAAGCCTATCGCCAGCCCCGCCTCGCGCTGGACGCCCCGCAGAAGCCCAAGCAGACCGACATGCTGGAGGGCGCATGACCGCCGACGACTACGAGCAGGCACGCCTCACCATCGCCGTCTGGCAAGCGGACGGGCTGCCGGAGCCTGTCCCGAACGATGCGAGACAGGAGTTCATGTTCGACGTCCTGGAGGGGCTTCCCGCCGCTCGCCAGAAGCGACTGATCCTGCGGGCGCGCGACGAAAGCGTGGCGTTCCTGACGGACGCTGAGGCGCAGGTATTGATTGATGCCTTGGAATTGAGGGCAACATGAGCAGCAAAACGCGGACAGATACGTGGATGCCGATGTTTTGGGGCGACTACGTGCGCGATACGGCGCACCTGAACGCGTCCAAGCACGGCGCTTACCTCATGCTGATCCAGCATTACTGGTGTACCGCAGCGCCTTTGCCGGACGATGACGACACGCTCTGGCGCGTGGCCCGGTGCGACTCCAAACAGGAGTGGCGCCGGATGCGCGCGACCATCGCGGCGTTCTTTTCTGTCGCCGATGGAGTGTGGCGGCACAAGCGCATCGACCTGGAGATCGCCAATGCCGCCGACAGGGTGCGGAAAAGGGCGGTCGCCGGTAAGGCTGGCGCAGAGGCTCGCTGGAGCGAGAGGCAGTCCGATCCGCAGCCATTACACGATGGCGAACGGAATGCGAATGCCATTGGCAACCGCATGTCGAACGCAGTGCCGCCGCAATGCGTGGACGATGGACAATCACAGTCACAGTCACAGTCACAGTCACAAAGAGAAAAGGAAAAGGTAGGGGGCGGCTCGCCGCCAGACGCCGATTTCGCTTTCGTCGGTCGCGTCGTCCGGCTGAAGCGTGCCGACTACGACCGATGGCGGGCCAAGTTCCATGCAATCCCGGACTTCGACGCCGAGTTGGAAGCGGCAGACGCCTACTACTCCGACAATCCACCGCCCAAGAATGCTTGGTTCTTCCCGGTATCCGGGTGGTTGAACAGGGCGCATCAGAAGATCATCGCTGAAAGAAAGGTCAGCGCGGCGGCGGATAGATCGTGGTGAAGCCGCTCGCTCTTGCTGCGGTCAAGGTCCCGAACCGGCCCGGCAACTACCGGCGGACATGTCCGGAGTGTAGCGCGACCAGAACCAAACGGCATGACCAATGCCTTAGCGTGACGGTGGAAAACGATGGGTACGTCTGGCACTGCTGGCACTGCGGCTATCGGGGCGCGCAAACTGAGCGACCAGGCGGTGGAACACGCGGCCCGCAGAGGCATCAGCAGGGCGACTTTGGAGCGTCTAGGCGCCGCGTCCGCTACGGTGTTCTTCCCTACTCTCGGGCGGAAGTCTGAGGCGGTTTTCTGGCCGTACACGCGCGGCGGCGACGTCGTGAACTGGAAGGCGGCCGCGTTTCCGGAGAAGGCGTTCACGTCCAAGCCCGGCGGCGAACTGCGGTTCTTCAACCTCGATGCGGCTCTGCGGGCGAAGCCGGATTCGGTGTTCATCGTCGAGGGCGAATGGGACGCCGCTGCGCTGGTCGAGAGCGGCATAGACGCGGGCGCGGTGTTGTCGGTGCCCAACGGCGCGCGAGAGGCGCCACAGGCCAGCGACGGGCCTCTGAGGGGCTACGAGTATGTTACCGAGGCGCTGTCCGATGGGCTCAATCTGGTCAATCGGTTCGTTTGGTGCGGTGACGCCGACGGGCCGGGCCACGCGCTCCGGCAGGACATGGTTCGCATCTTCGGCCCGGCACGGTTCTGGTTCGTCGATTGGCCGGACGGCGCCAAGGACGCGAACGCCTGCCTGCTGAGTGACGGCGCTCCAGCGGTGCGTGACCTCGTTCTGAACGGTGCGCTGCCGTGGCCCGTCGAAGGCATGTACCGGCTGTCGGAACTACCCGATCCGCCGCCTGTCATCACTTGGGACGCGGGCTTTGACGAGTGGGAAAGCAAGGTCCGCCTGGGGCAAGGCATGCTGTCGGTCGTGACCGGGCATCCGGGGCACGGCAAGACGCAGCTATGGGCGCAAATCTGGGCTCAGGTCGTTCGCCGCCACAAACTGGTGGCGTGCATCGCGAGCTTTGAGACGACGGCCAAGCCGCACCTTCAGCGCACGTTGCAGAGCGTCTACCACGGCAGGCTGGCGAAGGATCTGACGCAGGACCAATGGCGCGCGGGCAACGAGTGGATCAACGCGCATTACCTGTGGATTCAGCATCCGGACCAGAAGCCGACCTTGGAATGGGTGCTCGACCGGGCGGAGATTGCCGTGGTCCGTCACGGTGCGCGCGTGCTCCAGATTGACCCTTGGAACCGTCTGGAGGGCGTCCGTCCGCCGGGCGAGCCGGAAACCGACTACATCGGACGGTGCCTGACTGCGCTGTACGTGTTCGCCCAGCAGATGGGTTGCCACGTCCAGGTGCTGGCGCATCCGGCGAAGATGTCGAATGATCGCCGCGGCAAGCCGCCCGAGTTGGAGGACATCGCCGGGTCGAAGCATTGGGATAACCGGGTGGATCAGGGTTTCGTCGTGCATCGTCCGAAGGTATGGGACGACGGCGAACGCAAGACGGAAGCGGTGATGTACCATCGGAAGGCACGCTTCGAGGCGCTGGGCTATCCGTGCGCGCTCGACCTCGTATATGACCTGTCGGTCGGCCGATACCGCTCTACGGACTACGAGAAGTTCGGCGGCCCGTGAGGCGTTCTTGGCGTCGCTGTGGGATGTGTAGGATGCGGATGCCGTCGCGGCCGTCCATGCCGGCTGCGTGCGGAAGTCCGGCCGGGGGATTGCGGCCCCCGGCCGGGCGCTTCTCAGGCGGCGATCTGTTCGCGGGTGCCGTTGACCTCGACCATGCGGACGATGGCCGGCGACGGGTTGCGGCGCAGGAAGGCCGCTTCGGCGGCGCGCTGGGTATCGAGGTTGTCGTAGGCGTTACCCTTGCGCCACGCTGACAGCTTCCGCGCCTGCCAGTGCCCGACGGCGATGCGCTCCGCATGGCTCCAGTCCAGCGGCTTGCCGGCCGGCGAGTAGAACGCGAACAGGAACGACATGCCGTCGGCGAACTCGACCTGGGCCATCGGGAAGGGATAGACGCACGGCTTCTGCCGCAGGGACCGCTTGCGGATCGGCCGATTGCTGGTCGTGTCGTTGACCGTGCCGGCGCGGGTGATCGCGTGCCAGACGTCGGCGGCGCGGCGCTTGAACTCGGGCGAGTCCGGGTTGCAGTCGGCGAACGCCTGAAAGACGTTCGCGGCCGTGGTCAGGTTTGGGTTATGGTAGGTCATCGGTCGTGCTCCATGCTGTCCGGGATTGCGGCCCGGTCGGATGCCGTCATCCGTCGCGACGCCGCCCGTGGACGGCGCCGGAAGGGATGGCGTCAGGCGTAGGCGGTCCAACTGTCGGAACCGTAGGTGCGGACGTTCCCGACACTGACGGTCGGCTGCATCTTGTAGGCGCTGGCGTAGCTGGCGATCCGCACCGCGCCATCCTTGGCGACCTTCCGCATCGGCTCGTCGATGTACTCGCCGACCATCGGGACGCAGGTTCCGC